TGCAGTGTCCAGTACAGTTATACCATCCCAAGAATCTATACCAGTCGGGGCACTAGTGAAAGCACTGTGGCCAGGAGATGATCTCGGGGGAACAACATACAGTACGTTTATGCGTTTCTCAAACAATGCTATACCTGTCATAACTGGTCGGTCCACGCTGCTATATGCTCTTGTGTACAACGGAGGACCAACAGTGTCTTTAGTAAAGGAAAACGACCCTCTAACAAACGAGTGGCTCAATGATGCTGACACTGACCTACCCTTTCAGGGAACTAGCGGACGTGCTAACAGACTTGCCGTACCAAATAGAATGCTCGCAACAGATCAACTTAGGATCGGTGGCGACAATCTTGGCGGGGGCAACGCCGAAGGCTAAACTAAAGAAGGTAGCACAAGAGTTCTTTCCTGAGATATGGGAGACTCCTGTGCGACCTAAACTGGTTGCTGCTACAGAGTTATATAGTATAGTAGATGCATTAGATAGTCTAGCGAAAGATGATCTGGAACGCCAGCGGTTCAGGAGATTTGACTTGTTGGAAGACGTCGTGACAGCTGATCCGAGATTGACTCTTGGGTGGGCATTGTATTATGACGGACTAAAACGCGCGGGCAAAGCCAATTTAGTGAAAGAGTGGAAAATCAATGAAGCATTAAAGTGTGAAAATTGGTATGACCAACTTAGCTGGATTAGTGATGTAGCAAAGAAGAATCAAGTGGTCGAATTGGTGGATCTTGCAACGATAGCAGGATATCGGGCTCTATTGACTGATGAGGAAGTGGAGGAGGCAGCCATGGATTGGTTTGGGGTTAGGAAGGAGAAGGGTGATGGTGTAGGGTGGTTAGATAGATTTAGTATAGCTGTAGATAAGGTGTTAACTGAAATAATAGGCAACAAAACAGTGAAACCACGCTACTCAATTGATGAGTATGTTAACAACCCTATCTTGTGGGGGACGTCGGGTGCTGTGTTATATGACGAGCCAAAAATAAAAATCAAGGCAAAAAGAGGCAATAAGATTTACACAGCAAAAGCAACAAAATGGGCTGCAGCATTAGGTATGACACCTGCAGATGTAAAGAATTCTATGTTAACTAGGAAAGCGCAATACGGTAAGCCAGTACAAAAGAGAGAAACTAAGAAAACGAGACTTGTAATGAGTACAGATATAGAATCATTCTGGAAAATGGACTTTGTATCCGAGTCTTTCATTGACCCTCTAATGGCGGGTAGTCCTCTTAGTACGCTATGGATGAGCGGAAAACAGACACGTGAGTTCTGAG